AATATTATATCGGATGGCCGCCACGTGTGCAGAAATTGAGATTGAGGGTTCTAGTATAAATTGTACACCATACACCGATTCATTATGACAGTTTTGAGAGAGCCTCAATCGGTGTACACCCCTCTTATTACAAATATGCCACTCCCGAAACGCTTTCGCTTAAATGCCAAGAACTACTTCCTCACATATCCTCAGTGTTCCATATCCAAAGAAGAGGCATTATCACAATTACAACGTCTAACAACTCCAGTTAACAAGAAGTTTATCAAGATATGCAGAGAAACACATGAAGATGGGCAACCTCATCTACACGTGCTTATCCAGTTCGAAGGGAAATACCAATGTTCAAATAACAGATTCTTCGACCTGGTCTCCACAACCAGGTCAGCACATTTCCATCCGAACATACAGGGAGCTAAATCCAGCTCCGATGTCAAGTCCTACATCGACAAGGATGGAGATACAATTGAATGGGGAGAGTTCCAAATCGACGGCAGATCTGCTAGAGGAGGTCAGCAATCTGCTAACGACACATACGCGAAGGCATTAAATGCAGGTTCTGCAGAAGCGGCTCTGCAGATAATCAAGGAAGAACAACCTCAACATTTCTTCCTTCAATATCATAATCTGGTCTCAAACGCAACAAGGATATTCCAAAAACCCCCGGAACCATGGGTTCCTCCATTTCCACAATCGTCGTTCAACAACGTTCCACTGGATATGCAACAATGGGCTGACGATTATTTCGGAAGGGGTGCCGCTGCGCGGACAGAGAGACCTATTAGTATCATCATTGAAGGTGATTCAAGAACTGGAAAAACAATGTGGGCACGTTCATTAGGTTCTCATAATTACTTGAGTGGACACCTGGATTTCAATTCTTTTGTCTATTCAAATAATGTAGATTACAACGTCATTGATGACGTCGCTCCACAATACTTAAAGATGAAGCACTGGAAAGAGCTTATCGGGGCCCAAAAGAATTGGCAAACAAATTGCAAGTACGGAAAGCCAGTTCAAATTAAAGGTGGTATCCCATCAATTGTGCTTTGCAATCCAGGAGAGGGGGCGAGTTATAAAGACTACTTGGATAGACAAGAGAATGCACATCTAAAAGCGTGGACGCTTCATAATGCGAAATTCATCTTCCTCAACTCCCCCCTCTATCAAACCTCAGCACCGGTTTGCAAAACGCAGGGCAGTCCGACGTAGAAGAATCGACTTGGAGTGCGGCTGTTCGATCTTCCTACACATCAACTGCTTCAATCATGGATTCACTCACAGGGGAACCCATCACTGCGCATCAAGCAGAGAGTGGCGTTTTTATCTGGGAGGTGCCAAATCCCCTTTATTTCAAGATAACAAGAGTAGAGGATCCACCGTTCTCCTTGACGAGGATATTCCACATCCAGATAAGGTTCAACCACAACCTGAGGAGGGCTCTGGATCTACACAAAGCGTATCTAAATTTCCAAGTCTGGACGACATTGATTCGAGTTTCTGGAACGACTTACTTAAATAGATTTAGGCATTTAGTCATGTTGTACTTAGACAATTTGGGCGTTATTTCAATTAATAATGTAATTCGAGCTGTTGCTTTCGCAACAGACAGACCATATGTAACTCATGTAATAGAAGATCATTCAATAAAATTTAACATTTATTAATTGGAAATCGAGTCATAGAAATAACTACGTATTTTCAACGTAGCATATACAGGATTGGAGGCATGCGTACATGCCATATACAATAGTAACGCATTCTCCGTGTGATTCTCGTACTTGGCTGCTTCTTGATGATTGTACACGACATGATTATTCACCTTCCAAAATCGCCTAACAATAGCCTGCTCGTTGCTAGCATACTGACCACCAGTCACCTTCGCATAGAACCTGTGTAAAACTTGAAAACGATCACGAAGATCGTTCTTGACAGTGGCAGTACTGGGCTCATTGTCATACATGTTAAAGACTTGACCAAAATCCATAGGCGTGCCATATGGTCTTCTGTCTCTGACCAACCAGAACATGACGCTGTTCGTGTGGTTCTTCAATTTAATATTCTCGTCCATCCATATCTTACCTAAAATATACACAGACTTAACACAAAAACGTTTTCCCACACGATGAGTAATACCGTTACCACGTGTGACATCAGATATACAAATGACCTTACCAACATGAGAAATATCATGACGCTGTTCAAATGACTGGACCTTACAAGGCCCTTCACAGCCTCTAGGGACGTCAGGTCCTCTTTGGACCCGATATATCCTGGGCTTCCTATACATGGGCCTGTTAACCCAAGCAGAGGCCTTGTCCATCTTTGGACCCATACCTCCACGAGGCGAATAATTCGCGGAGCGGCTGACCTTGGAGGTCCCCGCCATTGTGCGCCACGGGGCATCGCGCTTAGGCATTTTGAATTAAAGAGGATAAGCATTTAATTCAAATATATAAAGCACTTGGTCCATCACGTGGGGACGAAGAAACAATAATTAGACTCGTCAAACGAAACATGATTGGTCACTTTTTATCACATTCACATGGACCAAGCGCGAATTGCGGGCGACCGTAGGATCAAGGGATAAAAAAAATCGCGCGGCCATCCGGT